AAAGCAATTGCTGAAGAACTACGTGGTCTTGCGGTCGAGTTCGACGTACCGGTCGTCTCTGCAACGCAAACGACTCGTAGCGGTTTTTCTAACTCAGATATTGGGCTTGAAGGTACGTCCGAGTCTTTTGGATTACCCGCAACCGCCGACTTTATGTTTGCGCTTATATCTTCCGAAGAGCTTGAAAAAGAAGGCAAGATTATGGTCAAGCAATTAAAGAATAGATATAATGATCCAACTTACAAAAAGAAATTTGTGGTAGGTGTCGACAGATCTAAGATGAGATTATATGACGTTGATGAATCTAGTCAAACTCTTAGCGATGATACTCCGGTCTTTGACCGGGCAGAAATGAATAAACGATTTGAGGATTTTAAACTATGAGAGATGCAACCTATCAAAGCTGGGATGATAAATTTTGGCTGTTAACAAGCGATGATAAAGCAGCTTATATTATCAAAAATTTTAAACATCATTTCTACGACTCAGAAAATAACGTAAAGGTGACAGCTGGTGAAACAAACACGCATAAAGGGGCTCAAACGTATTTTCAGAAAAATGAAGCCAGAGACTTAGAAGATTTTTTAACTAGTTATGTAAACAGCAAACTTAAAGAACATAATTATCCGTTTATGTTAGATGATAATCCATTTCAAAGAGAAGCTCCAAACAGGCCAGTATTGCTAGGATCTAGATGGAAAATACAATATCAGCCTGGAGGTTGGCAAGGGGCGCATAACCATCAAACCGCTGAGGATCTAGATGTAGATGGTGAAACATATACTATGATTTCTGTTGTTACATATTTTAATAATCCAGGTTTAGCAACACAAGATGGATATCTTTATAGCATTTTCCCGGAAAAAGACGGTACTATGAAAAAAATTGAAGTAGAACCTTCAGCTGGAAAGGTACTCATAATGTCAGGTAATTTGTTTCATGGAATTTATCCTACATCAGTAGAAAGAAATATAATCGTTATGGATTTTGTAGCAAAAAGGCTAGAGCAATGAAGGTAAGATTAATTGGTTACACTCAACCACCAGAAGATATCGTCGGTCTCGACGATCTACAAGACATCGTCGCGTATTGCGCCCGTGTCTCCAACCCATCCAACCAAATCAACTCAGAGACATCGGGAAAACTCCTCGACTACCTCATCAAGCACAAACACTGGTCGCCATTCGAAATGTGCTCAGCCACGCTCGAAGTCGAAACGACGAGAGACATTGCGAGACAGTTCCTCAGACACAGGTCATTTTCCTTTCAGGAGTTTAGTCAGCGTTATGCTGATATTCGCGATCTTACTAATTCTATTGTAATTCGTAAAGCCCGTTTGCAGGATGAAAAGAACCGTCAAAACAGTAAGATCACTGATGATGTTCAACTGCATTTGGCTTGGGAAGTTCATCAGCGTGATATTTGGCAACAGGCTATGAAATCGTATAAGTGGGCCATTGATAATGGGATCGCGAAAGAACAAGCTCGAGTAATCTTGCCAGAAGGTAATACTCCGAGTCGGCTATATGTAAATGGTACGCTTCGTAGCTGGATTCATTATATCGAACTTCGCACGGCAAATGGAACACAGCTTGAACATATGGAGTTGGCAAAAGAAATTGCTAAAGTAATTACAAAAATATTTCCATTTTATGCAAATTAACTGTGTACATTGCTTTTAAAACATGTTAAGGTATACTCATATATAAAAAAATGAGGCAGTACCATGAAAAAGTTAATCGCATCAGTAATGATTAACACCATAGTTGCAACAAGCGTTATGGCTATTGGAGTAGACGCAGCAGAAAAGGTAGAACAGGAAAAACAATTAGAATGCTTAGCTCTTAATGTTTATTACGAGACACATGCTCGTAGCTTAGCCGATGCAATGGCAGTTACTGATGTTGTTTTAAATCGTGTAGAAACCACGCGCTATCCAAACACACCATGCGAGGTAGTTCATCAAGGATATAAAAAGGGTAATCGCTATTGCCAATTTAGCTGGTATTGTGATGGTAAATCAGATACTCCACACGATGATGAAGAATGGGAAAAATCACGTAAGTTTGCTCGGGACATGTATATTCATGGAGAATTTCGTGGAATCACTGAAGGTGCAACACATTATCATGCCACTTATGCTAAACCATTCTGGTCAAAGAAACTTAACCGTATTGCTCGTATCGGAGCACATATCTTCTATTGGGAAAAATAAATGAAGGATTCAATCATGACAACAGACAACTTAACTATAACTCTAGGCGATACTACATTTGATTTCCCAGAACTTGATCTAATCGACTATAAATTTGGCGAAGATGGATATATACAAGAACTAAGGGAATATATTGACTCAACGTATAAAGGTCACTATGCTACAAATAAGTTTCAATCAACTGAGGTTATTATTGCTAGAGGTCACGGAACTGGCTTCTGTATGGGTAATGTTGACAAGTATGCAAATCGTTATGGCAAAAAAGGTACTAGAGAGGATGCGCGTAAGGATCTTCTAAAAGTCATTCATTACGCGCTATTACAATTACATGTACACGATAGTCAAGAGGAAGAATAAATACACAGCTTATGGCGAAGACGGAAGAGTGATAATAATATCACACAGCCCACGTATAGTTAGAGATTACGCCGAATACGTCATAAATAATCTTGTAAACGTTGAAGCAACGTAGACACATACTGGACCCGGGGGCGGTACCCGGCGACTCCACCATAGATACATTAGCGTCTTTTGAGAGTAATAGGTCTCTGGGACAGTCTTAGGATCCTCCCTTTGTTCTCGCTAGTGTATCTTTGATGGGGTCGAAATAGGATCGACAGGTGTGAAAGTGACGTGGAGTTTACCGGCTGACTGCGAAATAGGTCAATCACTACAAATGCAAACAATAACTTTGCACCATCTGGTTACGCACTAGCTGCATAATTAAGAGGGCGGCCACTGCCTAGTAACAGAAGTGTGGCGTTTTAACTTCTTAAGGGGACAACTATGGACATTCTAAACAAAGTAAAAACATGGGCTGCTGGATTAGCAGAAGTCGGTATTAGTATCGCCGCTCTCATGATTGTACTTGAAGTATTGGGTGTGGGAACACTTCCATTCATTCCTGCTGTAAGCGTTGTGGCTAATGTAAGTGCTATGATAGCCGCATTGGGATCACAAGGCCTTGTAGGTTTACTTGCTGTTTGGGTTCTATACGAAATCTGGAATCGAAAATAACTTTCTTATAAGGGAAATAAACTAATGAAATTTGCTGCTATTACTGCTGCTGCGTTGCTGGCCTCAGCAACAACTATTCAAGCCGCCGAGCTTGGTGCTACAGGTATCTCACTTGGTGCCACAACAACTGCTGAATATAATGTCGATGTTGAAAACATGACTGTTGAACTTACTCCAGAAATGGGTTATGGTCTTTACGGCATGGACTTTACGCTTTCAACTGATCTCATGATTTACAACGACGAGTTTGTATTCATGGATACAAATCCAACACTTGACTTTAAAGTCGGTTATGGTATCTTCGATAATGCAGAAGTATATGTTGAAACTGATTATAATTTAGAAACAGAAACTCGCGGCGATGTCGTAATTGGCGCTAGCTTTTCTTTCTAATATATAGTAGAAGTATCATCCACTATCGGATGCGCGTGGGGCCAAGGTTAGCCCCACACTTTATAATTTTTCGTAAATAAGGACTGATAATGAAAAATGTTATTCTAGCCGCAGCCTTTTCCTTGGCTGCTCCTCTCGCAAATGCTACTACAATTGTTAATACCGGATCTGATTCGGGCGGGTTTAAAGCAGTACTAGATATGGTTGGTACTAAAATCGATCATGATTTTGTACAAGCTGGAAATCCGGTAGTAGCGTCTACTTACTTTGATGGTGGCGATGTGCTCACGATGTGGAGTACAGAATGGCCAGGTGATTCAGAAATGCCAACAGTGGTAATTGATGATTCAACCATCGTAGCTCTCCAAACATATGAAACAGTAATGTGCAGTCGCACATTCAACTCGGTTGATGATATGGCAGGTCAGACCGTAAAGGTCGCAACTTGGGGTGGTGTTGATGCTGTAACTAAATTTATTAATGAGTTTGGTGAAGCAAATAACGTAAATTTTGAGATTGTTCCATATGAAGGTTCAGGCGGAACAACTCGTGGTTATCTTGCTAATGATGCAGATACTATTTTTACAATTCAAACACGACAGGGAAAAATTGAAGCAGACGGAAATTGTTTTGCCTTTAGCGCAAATGGCGATCTAGACTTTGCGTTTGTTGATATGATTCTTGCTGTTAATGCATCAGAGTCTGTTGTATGGCAAGCACGTGCTGCTGTAGCCGAACTAATGTCAACTGATGAGTGGCTAGCGGCATTTGAAGGAACTGAGACTTATGTCGTAAATGACGCAAATGCAGATATGATTGTTGATAAAGTTAAAGCTGCGGTAGCTCTAAATACTCAATAATATTCTATACAAGCTTGTAATTGATTATGGGAAGACCGATATGTTTCGTACATATCGGTTTTTTCTTTTCCAGATACGAATAATGAAAAATGAAAATCCTGACTTGATAAAAAGTATTCTTCCGGTATTACAACATTATCATGTAAATGAAAATTTGAAGCAAGGCCCGCTCCCTCTACAGATTTATAATCTCCAACGCTTTTTATGGTTCCGGGTTTTAACTTAGTTTCTTTCCACAAATGTCTTTTAAATTCTGGTAAAGGCATTTCTGCAAAGACGTTAGGTAAAAATTCATTGTCACACAAATCATCGTACATAACCATGCCTTGGCCGATACGTGGATTCAAATCAATGAATTTAACTGTGTCATCAAAATAATAAAAGTCAGCAACCATTAATAGATTTTTTATTTTAAGTCCATCTACTAATTTTTGATAGAAATGAATTACGGTATGTTTTATTTTTTCTGGAACTTCATTTGTTGGTATTCCTTCAAATGAGTAATTTCTTGGTTGCCAATGCATCTCAGTCTTATTTTTTACCATTATACTGCCTTTTGACCAATAGAGAGGCGTGACTCTTCCAGAAGAATTGGCATAAGCATAAAGCGCGTATATCTCTGAGTTATCTGGTAAATGTTCTTGAACCATTAATTGGTTTTGCGTGTTGTTAAAGTCTTTATCAATCCATGTATTAAAACTTACATGCTTTAACAATTCATCTTTATTTTTAAACGCAGTATATGGAAAGTTATGATGCTGATCTTTTGTGCCAGATCCAACAACAGGTTTTACGAAAACGGGTTTATCTCTAAATACGTTTAGATCTTCAGCATTTTCAGGCAATACACTTTGAGGTGTAATAGTAAACCCCAAAGATCTGGCGTATTCATCCATTTTAAATTTATTAGTAAGTATTTCAACTGACTCTTTTGTTAGGTTATTAATTCCTAATTGCTGTTCTAATTTGTATTGTAATGGCAGTAAGCTTTCTGACATTGTAAATATTCGATCATAGTTGCCTTCGATCTTTTCAAAATCATCTTCATCAGTTATAATAGTTGACTTCTGCTGAAATTTAGCTAACGCTGTTTGAATAGCCAGGCACCGATAATATCCTCGTTTATATCCTAATATTAAATTATTCATGTGTATATCGCTATGACTCGTAATAGGTTGTTATAGAATAAATCAGTTAAAAAGAATCCATACAGAATTGGGAATGTTTCCCACTTTCTTATAAGAAATCCAATTCCAGTTGTGACTATCAGACATGTTATTATCCAAAATTTTATTGGGTATATGTATATGCTCATAACAGAGATGAACACAAAAATGCCAATAATAAAATAGCGCTTATATCTTTTATATAGATCCGCAATATATCCTAGTTGATTAAAATACAACCATGATAAAACTAGGCATGCTACTAATACGATTGGAATATAATATAGTACGTCTTGTAGCATGTAAATGTTTTCTAAATCAAAAGTAAATCCACGAGTAACTACAAGATAATATATTAGTACTTCACTTCCAACAATCGGTATTCCTAAAATAATAAGCGGAAGAAGAGAACTCAATGCTCCACTATTATTAGCAGCTTCTGCTGCAGCTATTTTATCTATGTCCTTCTTCATAAAATTAGCGCTCAGATAGCTGCCTAAAACATTTGTAATTCCAGGAACTAAGCCACACCAAAATCCTACAAAACTACCGGTGGCCGTAGCTTTCCAAGTACTTAGATCGTACGCAAACTTTGTAATTTTATTTTTACCAGTAAAATCTTTCTCAGCAAACTTAAGTAACTCAGGAACAATATAGAGACCAATCATGATTGTACTAAAAGGTATTCCAAGAGTTAGATACGTAAATCCAAAAGTACCCCATGTTTCTTTTGTTAGATTATCATATCCGATCTTGGCCAATATTCCACCAAGAATAAAAAGTACTATAGTTTTCCAATAGGCTTGCTTTGTCATTATTGTTAGGAATACAATAGCAATGCTGATAACAATTAATTGAATTGTAGAGTTGTAGAATTTAAATAGCTGAAATATAAATGGAAGTGATATTAGAAATACCACGATTGCAAAAATAGATCCTATCGTACTTGATATTGCATTACTACTTACAGCATAATGTCCTTTACCTTCTAGAAACATTTTATGGCCGTATCTTGCAGTAGTTACAGCTCCCGCATCTCCTGGTATTCCATAGAGAATAGCAGTTACACTGTTTGTATAGTTTGATGTAATAAGCAAAGCCACATAAAATATCATAATCCCAATTGGATCAAATGTGGCAAGTATGGGATAAAGTGTGGCAATTGCTAGGAAAGGACCGGCGCCTGGAATAATGCCAAAGACTGTTCCGGCAATAATGCCGAATAGCGCATAAATCAACTAACTAGTCCAGCGTCCTGCATATATAGAAAAAGATCCTTGTCAAACGCTAAACAAATTACTAAGATGATTACTCCATCTTGTGTTGAATGAACGCTATGGCGTTTGTTAGCATTAAAATACCATAGTGAACCAGGATTACACTTTACAATTTTATCGTCGTAAATCCATTTAAAATTATATTCATCACAATCGATAAACGCAGTTAGTCTTACTTCATCATATGATAAGTCTGATTTGTTTATATCATGATGATCTGGGAAAAAGCTACCGCGGTCCATTCTCAGAAAGTGGCACCGTGTTACCCATTGTTTCCATGGTTCGAGAAGTTCAGATATATATTTACTCTCGGTCCACACGCGGGTAGGAGTTACAATGTCGTGGTTTGTTAATACCTCACCAGTTTGATGTTCCCAGTCTTTTAAACTTGTAAGATCTGGAATGCCACTAAGTCCACCATCTAAACTAGTTACGCTTAAGCCCCAGCGGTTGTTTGGTTTCTTAGGATTATATCGTACCCAATCATTTTCAAACGGCTTAAGCTCTTCTTTAATCAGCTCTGAGTTAAATCCGTGAAACTCCTGCCAGTCAGACATTGTCTGGAGTCTGTTCCAATAAATTATTTCT